TTATATAGCTTTTTTTAGTTGCTTCTTTTGCTGGCATTCTTCCTCCCACTTCATTACATCAGTAGCGAGGTATCTTTTCATTGTTCCGCCCTCAGAACTTAATGCCGGGGCTGGGAATGGAATCCCCCAAGGTGTGTTAATTTCCCACCGATTAAGTGTGCGTTTAGTAATATGAAACATCTCACACACATTGTTAGATGTCAGATATTTATCCACATTAGCCCTCCTTACTTTCCGCTTTAACTTCTAACTGGATGCCTTCATATGTGCCATCACCCCCACAATTCAGACAGTGTGTATATATGCCTAAACCATCCCCATCAGGACTAAAGTTTTCAGGTAATGAAACATCTATAAATTCAGTACCGCCAATTGGCTTCGTATGAATATGAGGGGCAAGGCCGTAATAGGGGAAAATGCATTCACCGTTCCCGTCATCACAAAAATCACATGTTTTAACTTTTAATCCACTCATCCTTTAGTTCCTCAACTCATTACGTTCTTTCTTCAATTGACGCAAAAGGTTGTGAAGGGTAACGGTTACAGCTTTATCTAAACTTTTAGTTGAATGGAATTCTGCAAGCTGAGACAGTGCTAAACCAAAAATGTGATATGCAAAAACTTTTGCAGCTTCCGGATTGTTTTTGATAAGCTCCTCAGTACTTGGACAAATGATTTCTTCAAAAATATGAAGAGCCACCTGATCCGGAGTACCTTCAATACGGCTAGGGCTCAAATTAACTTCACCAATAACTTTGCTCATTGTTGAGAATCCTCACTTAAAATTTCCCATTCACCCCAATCGCCCAAATAACCAGATTTTGAAATGCTTGTTGTAATCACTTGACCATCATCACAAGTTACTTTCATTCGATTGGCATCTATGCGAACAGCTTTATAAACAACATCCATTTGTAAATTTGCTGGTAAAGGACTTGAGCCATTTACAGATTTAATTCTTACTTCCATTTTTAAGCCCTCAAATATTCTTCTTTAGTCCACTCAACAAACTCTCTATAAAGCTGCTGGGCAGGTTTATTTAATCGGTTGTGATAGTCGATAGTTATACGGCGCCAAGCTACTGGTACGGCATAATGTTTCGTTAAAAGCATTGCTTGGTTTAACCCTTGCTGGACTATTACGTAGCCCAGCAATTGCAAGTAGTACATAAAACCAAGCATGTGTTTTTGGCTCACTTTCTTGTACTGATCTTTCATATTAGAGGCCATCCTCTAAAAGATATGCTGGTTCATGAGCGGCCGCATTGAGTTGACTACGGCGCTTTTTGGCCATATTCCATAAGGTTTTATGAACGTCTTGATGGCGTGAAGGAATTTCTAACTCTAATTCTTCAAGCGTTTTTAGATCTGCCGCATATTGGAGGCGGACGATTAAAGGTGATAATCCATCATCTTCTTGTTTTGTTTGCTTTAACTCTGCAAGGCGTTTGTGCATTTCATTTAATAGTGGCTTACGTTGTTCCTCCGTCCATTTAGTGGTGTAACGGATAACACTATTAACTTCTTCAGGGGTATGAAAGTTCTGGATGCTTTGAACTAATGATTCATAATTTACAGGCATTGAAATGGTTGCCACTTCATCATCTTCTTGCGCATCTAAATCAGAAAAAACTTGTTCACTAGCTGTATCAGCAGCATCCATTTCAATAAAATCGAGTTCAATTAATCGTTCTTGCTTAGCCAGATTTATTTGGTCAATTTGCTCTTGAGTAAAGCCTTCTTTTTCAAGATTCGCACAAGTTGAATCTAGCTCTTTTTCTGACTGGCAAATACGGATTGCATCAAGCAAAATTTCAAATTGGGCATTAACATTCGGCTTAATATTAAGTTCGTTAGTAACTGGAGTTAATAGGTCTTCGGAAGCTGTGACATTAGTTTGTTCTGTAATAACAATCGCTGGCTGTTTATCTGCAGGGAAAACTTCAGAAGGTATTACTTTTGCCACTGGCTCAGCTTTTGATTTCTTGCCACGCTGTTTCTTTTTTTCATCACCTAAGCGAATAACACTTAAGTCATCATTAACTTCAAAACCTAACGCTTTGGACAGTGCTTTTAATTGAAGCTTGGCGTTTTCTGCATCACGTTGAACGAAGCCACTGTTAATAGAATCAATTAATGCGTTAGTTTTGAAATCTAAAACATAGACCGTAGGTGAATATGTACTGATTACAAAAACTTCCTGACCGTCTTCATACTCATCAATAGTTAATGGCTTTGTGAATGTAATGCCAGCCAGTTCAATAGTTTCGATTTTGATGCAGAATTCAAAACCCGGTTTGCCAAAAACAGAAGCGGGGAATTGATCTAAATCGGCAAAGTCCAACATGTCTCCGGCTGGACGACATAGAACAGTTTTACCGTTTTGAAGAGCTGCAAATGCTTCAGCTGCAGTTAGTAAGTTAGACATAAATAGCTCTCCTTTTAGTGATGTAACGACTGTTGTTGCTGAACTTGCTGAGGATTGTTTTTAGGTGCCCAACCCATCTGATCGGCACGTGCTTGGCATGCTCTATTGATACCCGCCTCATACGTAGTACCTTTAAACTTCTTAATCGCAGCATTTAAGATGTTGGTGTCTGGTGCATCTTTAATTGCTTTTAATGCATCTTGATATAGTTGGTCCTGAGTACGAGGCGGCTTCTGGTTACCACCCTGAGCGATTGTCTGATTATTTTGATTTGTATTTTGACCTGCTGGGGTAGAGGCATTTTGCTCTAGATAGGCATAGTCATAGTTGTATAGATATTTACTTCCATCAAAATTACCGAGGTAGACATCAGCTGCCACACCAATAGCTTTAAACGCTACACCAAGAGCATCAGTAACGGCCTTTTTATAACCTTCATCAATCGCTACTAATTTGCCCTTTTGAACTTCAACAATTGCTGAACCGCCGTTGCCGAAAAATTCCTCACCCCAAACACCATCAATCTTGGTTTTTACTGCTACTTCAGCAAAAGCCATAATGGTTCCATCTGGAGCAGTTTCAGACCATAAACGTACATGTCTATAAGTCCAGCCATGACCAACGGGACCAAAGGCCTGAGTCATAGCCATTAATCGCCATTGAGGGTTAATATCTGATTTACCTTTTAAATAACCAAACTCAATTTTTTTAAGAAAATTGGTAGGCGTTTGCTTAACTGCATTCCAGATATGTAAGTTGTCTTTTGAGTTTTCAGTTGTCATTTTTCTTATCCTCATCTAGAGCCGGTGAAGCCGCGTTTTTGCTTATATGCTTTGCGGTCATAAGTAGGAATGTTTGTTTCACGCAGTTTTATTGCGAGCTGCTTTCTGCGTTGAAAGTCGATTTCTTGTGTGAGTTCATTCCAAACTTTTGGATAGTCGGTTTGAAACTTATACACATTTAAAGGCGTCTTAAATCCGTCTTTAACTTTGTAAAGAACTGAGCCATTAGCATTAGATGCGTACACTTGCCAGCCAATGCGGACAGAGTAGAGGCCCTTATCATCACGGCCTAAAAATGACTTGTAGCCGTCAGGGTGCTTTTTGAAATTAGACATGTTCAGCCTCCTTACATTCGCATGTACCAACAAAGGCATACGTAAGCGGGCTAGGAGCATCAACAGGTGAAACGTCCTTAATATTTAAAGGAATAATTTCTTTGCGATATTTAACTAAAACCACATCACCTTCACGGCAATTGACAATTCCTTCTCTTGAAGAAAAACGTGCAGATTTAGAAGATTGGGTTACTCTGCAAAATGAAACCTCATCACCAGCTTTGATTTTTGAACGGTCAACAGGAATCATCTTCTTGCAAGTAGGGCAGTTATAATCTTTCATTAGGCTGCCTCCAACCATTTATTACGGTCGATATAGCCCGCTAATAAAATATTTATGTTTTTATGGTCGTCATGATTGGTGAAATCATTCCAAGGTTTGCCGCTTAAGTCAGTTACTGACTCAATAGCAAGGTTAGTAATTTCAGCCGCTGTAAAATCAGATCCAGCTACACCATAGCTATCAGCTACACCGTCAAAATCGAAGCTCACGTTTAATTTGAAGCCGTCAATGCGGATAACTGCTTCACCAGATTTTTCTCCAGTTTTCTTAACAGCCAGAAGTTCATATTCAGAAGCAACGACTTGCTCGCTTTCATATGAGTAATTAGAAGGGACGCTAGAATTAGCAGTTCGATATTCACAAGAACTCAAGGCTACAAGTACAGCAATTGCTGTAACTCCAGTTACCTTATGCTTGTTTGAAAAGGTTTTTACGTTCATAATTGATCTCGCAGTTTGCAAAAGCACATCGGACCTGGGGAGGGGCGGTGTGCTTTTTTGATGTCTACGAGATAAATATAAGAAAACTTAGTTTTATTGTCAATAAGAAATCTTATTTTAATTTAAGAAAGCTTACTTTTATGCTTTAATAGACAAAAGAAAACCCACACGGGGTGGGTTGGATGGAGTTTGTTATGGAATTTCCTAAAAATATTGCAGAGCAGTTAGTTGGCGATTCGGTAGGTCCGCTTCGTGCTTAGCGACATCAAATGATTTGTAAGCTTATTGATGCGGGTGTGACCAATCCCGAAGAAATCGAAAGTTCAGTTGATAGATTATATAATTTTCTTGTGTCACCAACGAAAAATGATATTGCTAATAGTATTCAACCAGAGGGATTGGATCTAACCTTACCCGAGCGAAGAATAAATGGTATTAATACATTACATAAATTAATAGACCAAGCTGACCTTACAAAGGATCAGCTTGATGACATTAAGTTATATTTAAATCCTTATTCATTCTTAGACTCTAAAAAGGTCTAGAGATAGGCATTGGTGTGATTGATGGTGATCTAACAACTTTGGCAAATACCCCATAAACATGTCCACATTCAGAGCAATGGGCGATATTAAACCATGTATCACCACCTTTTGACTCTTCAACACTATCACTTGAAACAATGTATTTCCTGCCTTGAATTTTACACTCGGGGCATTTAGGTTCTGCATGGTTTTGACTCATAATTCTCTCCTCCCGATATGTTCTAAAGGACCGTGTCGGGTCACGGTTTTGAGTGTCACTATTTCTTTTTAGTTTTATGTTCACTTAATAACGGCTTTGATTGATCCTCAAGCCTTCCCATTGCCGTGGATTTTTGCATTGATTGTCTAAATTGATTAGCTGTATCGGTCAATGCTTTGAAGCGAGAAGACATATCTAAACCCTGGGTTATTAGGATGCTATTGTATGACTCCAAGTTTGCCATCAGAAGGTTATCAAGTGCTGTGGCATAATCCCGTTGATTGCCATCCTTTAGATTTGGGTTGTCTTGCTTCCAATTCTTGGCGGTTTTTCCAAATACAATCGTGTTTAACATATCGGCTTCACTCGCGTAAACAATGCCTTGTTTATTTTGAGGTACGGTCTGTATTAAATGTTGCTGAATCGCATCTGTATGGATGCGATAGTTGATTTTTGATAATTCACGTTTAACTTGCCATTCTATGGAATCTCTTTGAGCTTCTTGTTCTTTTAGTCTCTGGAATTCCTTAATCAGATATAATTTGAACTCGGGGCTTAACCATGCACCAAACTCAAAAGCAATATCTTTGTGAGCATACGTTCCGCCATAACGACCAGCTTTGGCAACTATACCAATTGCATTTACCGAATCAATCCAACGCTTGGCTGACATGGTAAAACGATTGGAACCAGCTTGATTTCTAATTCCCTCGAATTCGAGGGAATTAAAATTTGAGTTATTTATTCTCTCCCAAACACCTAAAAATTCTACAGTATCCTTATTTCTTAACCATGATTCTATAAGTGATGATCCACCCTCAAAACCCGACACCATATCAGTTAAGCTTATAAAATCATCATTATTTACTGTTGAAACAGATATTTGGATGTTTTGAACTAATATATTTCTATTATTCACCATTTCTTTTCCTGAATTTACTTGAGCTGCACTGTGCTCACAGTTTTATTATCTAGCCTACAAAAAATTGATTTGGGCTGTTTATCCTTCTTACTCATAAGATTTTACTTTTCAGTATTATCAATCTGTTGTCCTAGCTTTCCTTCTTTTACCAACTGCACGACCTGCTCATTAGTAAGCACAGGAATAAAGACTTTGTCGCCAATATCTTTAGAAAGAATCTTTACTTCTTCGGCTGTTAGCACCAAAGCTTCACCATGTTTCGCAGCATCATTGATGCGAGCAATAATCTGGTTGATTGGTAGTTTAGAGTTGTCCATAAGTCTTCCTGTGATTAATGCGAATAAGGATGTTCTTGTCTGTGCTGACTTGGCGGCACGATATCTGTAATAGCGGTAATACTTTCAACCTCGTCCATTTCAAAGAAAAATCGCTCACCACCATTCACAGAAAGCAAACTTAAAACCCCACCATTGATGCCGACAAATTCTTTAATTGTGCATCTTCCATCCTTCAAGCACACCTGAACAAACTCATTCGGCACAAGATCTGCATCAGGGTCGCATACAACATACCAGCCATTACGAATTGCTGGAAACATTGAGTCGCCAGTGCCTTTAATGCCATAGGCTCTTGGTCCTGCTGAGTGAGTTGGAACATACCCATCTCCAGCATTGCCTTCATAACCCATATCTGTGAAATAGCCATCCATGCCCATCTTGGAGTAAGCCTTAACAGGAACATATCTTTTTTGGGTGGGGAATGGTTTAACAGGTATTTCAAGAAATTTAACAGCATCTTCGCTATCGGGAATATTGTATTTTTTCTTAAAAGCTTCGATATCCAGAACTTTCAATTGCGCAACAGTGCTATCCAACTTAGGTCCGCTTTCATCTCCATTAGTTATATATGAAGTCGACACTCCGAAATAAGCGGCCATTTTGCTTAATGGATCTGCTTTAGGAGCATAAGCATCTTTCTCCCAACCAGTGACATTGGGCGCACTAACTCCGGCGATTTTTGCCAACTCGCCTTGGGTTAATTTCTTTTCTCTTCGTAAGGCGCGAATACGCTGACCCATAGTTTCTAGATTCTTCATATAAGTTATCTTACATCTTGCAAAAATAAGTTATCTTTGTTTTAATACTAAGAAATCTTATTTTTGAGGTTGCACAAATGACCAAACAGGAAGCTTATGAGTTGCTTGGTGTCAATGGTGTTGGCTTAGCAAAGTTATTAGGAATTGAGCCACCTGCTGTTTACCAGTGGCCAAATGAAAAGATTCCTTTAGCTCGCGAATACCAAATCAGAGATTTGGCAAATGGCAAAGAACCAATCAAACGAACTACTTCAAATGCTTAG